AAAAGTCTGCCCCTGCATCAGGGCATAACCAGACGGAACGGTATCTGATGGCCACGGGATTGGTGCGCCGACTGGGTAGCTTTCTGGTGGAAGATTTTTCGAGGTATAAACATCTGCCCAGTCTTCCTCAAAACCATAACCGTCTCTTGAAGAACGGTAGAACAGACCACCATTTCTGTAATGCGCCTTCATCTGCAGGGTCCGGCAACTTCCGACTCCGGTATAGAAGTTAACCAGAATATAGCTGTCGCCAGAGCGGGTGACATTGTAAGCACCTGATTCGGCATTCCAGGGAACGCCACCATCCGCATCGGCATATGTATCCGTTGCCCTTCTGGCAAAAGCAGCCACATGCGCGGCGGTTAAAGTAATATCTCTGGAACCATCAAACTCAACACCAGAAACCAGTCTTGGCGTTTGCAGCTTTGTTGCTGTTAATGCATTACCGTTCAGACTTGCGGACAGTTTGGTTCCAATAACCAGTTCGCCGGTTGCGTTATCAATAGCAAACGGTCTTAATGTATTCCAGCCACCATAAACATCACCTTGATTGGTAAGCAGCAGGTAAGTTTTAGCGCCATCATTACGCCATAATGCACCATACTCCCCACCTATCATTCGAATCTGATTACCACCACGCGCTACAATTTCGTCTGTGGCAAAAAGTTTTTTGCACGACAAATTATCGTTAACGATTAACGAATGAGACTCATAAAAACCACGCCCACTCTTAAAATCAAGGATAACGTCCGCCGCGATACATTCAGTCGCTGGATTTGTTGCCCCAAACTTATAGGTCGTATCATTAACAACGAGATCAGCACCAGGTGCGGATATTGACAGGCCATCTTCGATAAACGCAAAAACAGGGAAAGCAGCGCCATCAACATAGAACACAGAGCGCAAATCATCGCCCTTATTACTCATCATTATTGAGTGGATGGCTCGTTCATTGTTTTGATATTGCCAGAACATTCCATAAGCATAACGCCCCCTGTCAGTCCAGCCACCAGGCATAACAAATCCGTTAAACTCGCAGTTATTCATCGGATCGCCTGCGGTTCGCGTTGCCGTGGTGATAATGACCCTTGATGCCAGTTCGCTTACTGAGCCAGCAGAACGCATAACAACAACAGGGTAATATTTTCCAGATGTTGCACCTGCAGGAGCGTTAACCCGCACATAACGCATACCACGCTTATCAGCAAAGTCTGTTTTACTGACCGCGTTAATGTTGTTCAGGAAGCGTCCCTTATCGGGTATATCAGCGCCGTTCTGGTCTTTCTGCAGACGTTTCTCTGCATTGTCATAGGCTGATTTTACTGCCTTTGGCGTTGCCGCCAGCGTTTCAGACGTACTGTTAGTCGCACTGCTGAGCTGTACTATCCCCTTTTTCGTCGTGCTCGCATCCTCAAGCGCCACGGCGGATGCAATATCCTCTGCCCGTTTTGCCGCTGTCTCGGCGCGTGTTGCCGCGGATTCCGCCGTACTTTTGCTCTGTGCTGCCGCCGTCGCACTGCCAGCTGCCTCTGTCGCCTTCGTGGATGCTGTCGTGGCGCTGCCCTTCGCTGCTGACGCCTGTCTGGTCGCCTCATCTTTTGAAGCAGACGCCGATGATGCCGATGACGCCGCCGAACTGGCTGACGATGCGGCAGCCGTTTTTGAGGATTCTGCGCTGGTTTCCGACGCTTTCGCGTTCGTTTCGGATGTCTTCGCTGCGGAAGCAGAACTCGCTGCTGCGCTGGCCTGTTCAGTGGCTTCGCCAGCCTTCGTTGTGGCTGTTGAAGCGGATGATGCGGCGCTTTCTGCCGATTTTCCGGCGGCGGTGGCACTGGCTGAGGCCTGCCCGGCACTTGTTGACGCGGCGCTGGCAGATGATGCAGCCGCTGTTTTTGAGCCTGCCGCAGCTGAGGCGCTCTGTCCCACTGCCGTCTCAGAAGACCTGGCGTTCGTCTCGGACGTTTTTGCCGCCTTCGCGGAATTTCCTGCCGCCGTTGCCGAGGAAGTTGCGCTACTGGCGCTCGAGGATGCGTTCGTTTCTGATGATTTCGCTGCCTCTTTTGAGGCCGCCGCATCCCGGGCTGAGGTGGCAGCTTCTGACGCTTTCGTGGTCGCGGTGGATGCAGAAGTGGCTGCTGATTGTTGTGACGCTGCGGCATTCGTTTCTGACGTTTTCGCGGCACTGGCACTGGTAGCTGCCGCGCTTTTTGAGGACTCTGCAGCAGCAGCACTTTTCGATGCTTCACTGGCCTTTGTTGATGCCGTTCCTGCGCTGGAAGACGCTGACTGAGCCGACGACGCGGCCTGTCCGGCTGACGTGCTGGCTGCGCGTGCTGAGCCTGCAGCATCAGTCGCATGGGTTGCCGCCTCACGGGCTGATGTGCCGGCATCGCCGGCTGACTTCTTCGCGGCTGCCGTGTTCTGTGTCCGGGTTATTCGGGAAGTGAACGGCACCGGGAAGCGGTTCATCCCCTTCCGGCGTCAGTGTGAAGCGGTTATAAATCTGCTCTTTCGCGGTATCCGTACCGATTTCGGTAAGGTAAACCCCGTTTTTGTTTCGCTTACGTGGCATGCTGGCCACCGGCTTACCGTAGACGGATGCCCCTTTAATGGGGATCACCCGGAACAGCCCATGTTTTTTCGAGCGTTCATACACAATGGTAGGGTCAATCCCGCCAGTATCCCAGCAGATACGGGATACCGACATTTCTGCACCATTCCGGCGGGTATAGGTTTTATTGATGGCCTCATCCACACGCTGCAGCGTCTGTTCATCGTCGTGGCGGCCCATAATAATCTGCCGGTCAATCAGCCAGCTTTCCTCACCCGGCCCCCATCCCCAAACGCGCATTTCGTAGCGATCCAGCTGGGAGTCGATACCGGCGGTCAGGTAAGCCACACGGTCAGGAACGGGCGCTGAATAATGCTCTTTCCGCTCTGCCATCACTTCAGCATCCGGACGTTCACCGATTTTCGCCTCCCACGTCTCACCGAGCGTGGTGTTCACGAAGGTTTTACGTTTTCCCGTATCCCCTTTCGTCTTCATCCAGTCTTTGACAATCTGCACCCAGGTGGTGAACGGGCTGTACGCCGTCCAGATGTGAAAGGTCACGCTGTCAGGCGGTTCAATCTCTTCACCGGATGACGAAAACCAGAGAATGCCATCACGGGTCCAGATCCCGGTCTTTTCGCAGATATAACGGGCATCAGTGAAGTCCAGCTCCTGCTGACGGATGACGCAGGCGTTATGCTCGCAGAGATAAAACACGCTGGAGGGGTCATCCGGCGTCCATTTGAGGCCAAACGGCGTCTCTTTATCGCCAAATTTAAGGTACTGCTCCTCCCCGCAGTGCGGGCAGGCAACATGAAAACGCATAAAATGCGGGGATTCACTGGCTGCACGCTCAATCTGGCAGGTGCCTCTCACTTTGGGCGTGGAGCCACGGATGGACTTTGGCCAGACCGAGCCTTCAATACGCTTATCGCCCAGGAACGTCGGAGAGCCTTCCTGTTCAATATCCTCATCAAAGGCAGCAAGTTCATCATAACCCGCCACATCCACCGACTTTTCACGGTAGTTTTTTGCCGCTTTACCGCCCAGGCACCAGAAGCCACGACCATTGGAAAAACGCTTCATGGTGAGCGTGTTATCCCGGTGCTTTTTGCCATACCACGGAGCCAGCGCCAGCAGCGACGGAATATCGCGGATGGTCGGCTCAACGTGGGTTTTCATAAAGTTCTCGGCATCACCATCCGTCGGCAACCAGATAAGGGTGTTGCGCTGCTTATGCTCTATGAAGTAGGCATAAACACCCAGCAGCATTTTGGAATAACCAACACGGGCAGACTTCACCACATTCACCTCGCGGACGTAGTCACTGCCCATCGCATTCATGATGGCCCGCTGAAAGGGCAGTGTTTCCCAGCGCCCTTCCTGGTATGCGGATTCTTTCGGGAGATAGTAATTGGCATCCGCCCATTCAACGGCGGTCTGTGGCTCCGGCCGGAACAGTGAGCGAAGCCCGGCGCGGACAAAATGCCGCAGCCTGTTAACCTGACTGTTCGATATATTCACTCAGCAACCCCGGTATCAGTTCATCCAGCGCGGCTGCTTTGTTCATGGCTTTGATGATATCCCGTTTCAGGAAATCAACATGTCGGTTTTCCAGTTCCGGAAAACGCCGCTGCACCGACAGGGGGATCCCGTCGAGAATACTGGCAATTTCACCTGCGATCCGCGACAGCACGAAAGTACAGAATGCGGTTTCCACCACTTCAGCGGAGTCTCTGGCATTCTTCAGTTCCTGTGCGTCGGCCTGCGCACGCGTAAGTCGATGGCGTTCGTACTCAATAGTCCCTGGCTGGAGATCTGCCTCGCTGGCCTGCCGCAGTTCTTCAACTTCCCGGCGCAGCTTTTCGTTCTCAATTTCAGCATCCCTTTCGGCATACCATCTTATAACGGCGGCAGAGTCATAAAGCACCTCATTACCCTTGCCACCGCCTCGCAGAACGGGCATTCCCTGTTCCTGCCAGTTCTGAATGGTACGGATACTCGCACCGAAAATGTCAGCCAGCTGCTTTTTGTTGACTTCCATTGTTCATTCCACGGCCAAAAACAGAGAAAGGAAACGACAGAGGCCCAAAAGCTCGTTTTCAGCACCTGTCGTTTCCTTTCTTTTCAGGGGGTATTTTAAATAAAAACATTAAGTTACAACGAAGAAGAACGGAAACGCCTTAAACCGGAAAATTTTCATAAATAGCGAAAACCCGCGAGGTCGCCGCCCCGTAACCTGTCGGATCGCCGGAAAGGACCCGCAAAATGATAATAATTATCATCTGCATGTCACAACGTGCATCTACGCAATCAAACCACGTCAAATAATCAATTATGACGCAGATATCGTATTAATTGATCTGCATCAACTTAACGTAAAAACAACTTCAGACAATACAAATCAGCGACACTGAATACGGGACAACCTCATGTCAACGAAGAACAGAACCCGCAGAACAACAACCCGCAACATCCGCTTTCCTAACCAAATGATTGAACAAATTAACATCGCTCTTGAGCAAAAAGGGTCCGGGAATTTCTCAGCCTGGGTCATTGAAGCCTGCCGCCGGAGACTGTGCTCAGAAAAAAGAGTTTCTTCTGAAGCAAACAAAGAAAAGAGTGACATTACTGAATTGCTCAGAAAACAGGTCAGACCAGATTGAAGCAATTTAGATAATCGTGCAGACTACGCCCCCTCATATCACATGGAAGGTTTATCTATGGATCAGGTAGTCATTTTTAAACAAATATTTGATAAAGTTCGAAACGATTTAAACTATCAATGGTTTTATTCTGAGCTAAAACGTCACAATGTCTCACATTACATTTACTATTTAGCCACAGAGAATGTTCATATTGTATTAAAAAATGATAATACAGTGTTATTAAAGGGCCTAAAAAACATTGTGTCTGTCAAATTTTCAAAGGATAGGCATCTTATAGAAACGACCTCTAATAAGCTGAAATCCAGAGAGATCACATTTCAGGAATACAGAAGAAACCTTGCTAAAGCAGGAGTTTTTCGGTGGGTTACAAATATCCACGAACAAAAAAGATATTACTATACCTTTGATAATTCATTACCATTTACTGAAAGCATCCAGAAAACTACACAGATCTTACCACGCTAAACCATAACGTCCGGCTTCTTTCACTCCTGAGCCGGACTGCATTGGTTTAATAAAAACCATCAACAATTGTGATTTAGATATTCGGAACCATTCAAATATAACAAAACCCCGTAAAAACGAGGTTTATGGATAAATTTTATTATTGAATACATCAGATTAAATTAATCTTGACATCATAGCTTTCAAGACCCGTCATTTTTTCCCGTGCGGTAAACTGAATACTGGTAACTTCTTTCCCGGTCTTTTTCTTAAGTTCAATAATTTTTTTTGTTATATATTCAGAAATATCTGCTTCTGCTTTTGTTTTTAAGTTTTCAATATTCATCATTTCCTCTTTTAGTCTGTTATGACTTTCCAGTTACACAGTAAGTCGATTATATGGTGCAAACGTTTAAAAGATAAGATGAAACATCGCAATAATCAACATACGATAGTCTAAATTTTACACAAACAGACAAAGAGAATTTTCCTGAATTATCAATGCAATAGCATCAAATCAACTCAAGAGCCTTATTGCTGCTTCCAGAATTTCTTCTGAAGTAACATGTCGATCCGCGGCTACATAAATGACTTTATGATCTCCGGTCAGAGATGGAAACCCTGCGGCCATTACAGTAAGGTGTGTTTTTTCGCCATTTGGATATTCACGCATGATGGTGTTAACTCCAGTCATCGCTGGCACTACCACTGCTGGTTCAGAGTTAAAAAAAACTATGATTTTTTTCATGATGTTACCGTAGTATGTGAGTATCCATCGAATAGACACCAAGCAAAAAAGCTCCCGAAGGAGCCTTCATTTTCACTTTTTTAAATCCAACGACAGACGGCTGGCATTTAAGTATTGTGAAATATTATCAAATGTAATCATCATTGATTTACAAAAGATACATTTTGCCCCGAAAGGATTCATGTCAGAAACATCAAAAGATGATGTTCTATACTGGGAACCATGACAACACGGGCATCTAAAGTGAATATGGTTTGTAATATTGTCTACCTCAAAGCGCCACTACATGAACAGCGGCAGGACCTTTAGGTCCGTTCTCAATACCAAATTCAACTTCCTGATTCTCAGTTAATGTTTTGAAATCGTTGCTCTGAATTGCTGAGAAATGGACAAACACATCTTTGCTGCCATCTTTCGGCGTGATGAAACCAAAACCTTTTTCAGGGTTAAACCATTTCACTAAACCAGTCATTTTGTTAGACATAATTATTACCTTTTGAAGAAATTAGCCCTTGGGCAGAATGGTCCGAAAAAAATATCAGAGAGAAAAACCAACAAGGAAATCTCAAGAGGTACAAATAATAAAATTATAACAATGACTGCTTCAGATAAATTTGTAACAAACCAGAACACCATTAACGCATGATTAACCACCCATAGCAAGGATTACTTTTGTAAAGAAAAACACAGCAATGAAAGAATAGCTTTATTTATTAATAAAACGTGTCATTCTGATTAAGACCTTTTATCTTACCCTTAAGATTTCAGGAATTTTGGCTCATGGAAGAGTCCTTTTTATTTAAATTTTACATTCCGCGATGTAAATGTTCCGATTTAATATTACCCTACATTTGATGCTTTTTATCTCTTAAAGATTCATAGATCTGTTGACAAGTCACTCCTGCGATGTAGCGTTCGTCAGCAATTTCAGCATAAAGCTGAGCTTCTGCTGCAATATCTCCGAGCATGTTGGTGAGCATTCCTTCGGCGGTTTTGGTTGTTTTGCCTCTGACGGCAGCGGCAAGATCTGCGGTATGCTTCGCTGCGTCAAGGCGTATGGCATATTTTTTTGCTTCGGCACGCAACTGGTTAACACTATCAGACAGATAAGCAGCCCTGGCAGAAATTTCAGCAGATTTCTGTTGTGCATCTTTAACAGCCTCATCACGGGCTATAGTTCGCCCCTGTTCAATTATTCGAGCAGCAAATTGAGCATTTACCTCTTGTGATAATGCGGCAGCATCACGTTCCGCCCATTTTTTTTGCCATCCTCGGTCGCTCCAGACATTTCCGACGATAAATCCTGACAACACGAGAAAAATCACCATGAATATCTGATTCACTGTTCTATCCCCCAGCAGGTTAATGCGCTCTCCTGGTTACGACGAATAACCTGACCGTAACAGTTATTTGAACGAATGCGGCAATCGCGTCCGCCATCCTTAATCCACCAGCGAATCGCTTCGCATGCACCTTTACGATCACCAGCATTCAGCCGCTTATAAAACGTCGACGGGAAACACTTACCGGGGCCAATGTTATAGGGACAAAATGACGCGATACCCGCTTTTTGTGGTTCGGTCAGTGGTACTTTAATATTGCGCTCCACCCATGCCAGCGCCTTATCACGCTCAATGGCGTTGACCTGGTCGCATTTTTCCTTCGACAGTTTCATATTGGGAAAAACGGTTTTTCCATCCACCACTGTGGCACCCCGACAGATGGTCCATATGCCAGAACCATCGCGGTATGCCATTGTGTGGTTACCTTCTTTTTCGTCCAGAAACTGGTCAAGTATCTGAGGAGCAGATGCGCCAGCACCAATCAGCGCCAGAACGGCAGCCGACAGGCCGTATCTGATTTTTGTGTTCATATATATTTATGATGAGGACGCTCGTGCTTATTGGCAGGATTTTCAATCTTAAAGGAGTACTGATGCTGCAGATAAGACTCAACTTTTTCTGACAATTTTTCTGCTACTTCCAGGAAGACTTGCCGGACGCTCCTTCTGGCTGCTGCCTCATAAAACTCCAGCGCAGCTCCTTCAACACGGTCCATGGCGACATCCAGGTCAAAAATTTCACCGTCAAAGCGTTCCTTGTCCTGTAAGGCTACAGTTACCGTAACTTTATTCTCAAAATTACGGACTCCTTTCACAACCAGTTCATAGTCTTGAGTCATTGGATTACTCTCCTCTCGCAGCCTTACGCCTGTCTTCTTTAATCTTGAAATAAAGATTTGTCAGATACGTCAGCAGGCCAAAAACCAGGCTACCCAGCACACCGATTGCAGCCCACTGTGACGGAGTTACTTTATCGAGTAACTGCAATGCCCAGAAACCAGCATTACCCGCCGATGTGCCATAGGCAACACCTGTTGTTAACTTATCCATTGATTTCATATCCTCACCCCGATGTACACGGATGGTGCAATATGTTTGAAAAGATCGGAGTCTACGGGGTAGTTTTGACAGCACACGTTGTTCTCAACGGCGCTAAAAAAACATACACATTAAAAATGTGGGTAATTATTTTGAAAGAAAGTCATATATAAAATAATAATACGAGAAATGTTTTCATATTTAGTGTACTGTATACGGCCATTTATACAGGAAAAGCCTATGTCAGAACGTAAAGACTCAAAATCACGCCGTAATTATCTCGTTAAATGTTCCTGCCCAAACTGCACCCAAGAGTCAGAACACAGTTTTTCAAGAGTACAAAAAGGTGCCCTTTTGATCTGCCCTCATTGCAACAAAGTATTCCAGACAAATCTTAAAGCTGTAGCCTGATTGATTTTATTAGTAACAAGTATTTTTTATATTTTAATAATATATTTAAAGCAGATAATAAAAAACCCGCCTGAGCGGGTTTGAGATTGTGGTGCTTTTTGTGGGAGTCATCCACTTACGCACTTTGTTTTGCGATGCCAGCAGTTAGCTTCTGCTGTGAAACTATTCATGCAGCAAACCTGCACTTCACCACAATGGTTAGCATACTTTTCCTGATTAAGATTTTGCCAAATATGCTGGCCATTGTTTCATGTATTGGACCTCCTTACTTTTTATTAAAGAGATCCAATATTCACTACTCTGTCCGTATCTCTACTCAGGCATCAGCCTTCTTCGTTATCGTATACAGACGAGCGATGAATTTTAATCAGTAATGATGACATTTACTGCTGCAGGACCTTTAGCACCACTCTCTATAGAGAAGGTAACCTTTTGACCTTCAAATAAGGTTCGATAATTATCATTCTGAATCGCAGAAAAATGCACAAACACATCTTTACTACCATCAACAGGAGAAATAAAGCCGAAACCTTTATCAGCGTTAAACCATTTTACTAAACCAGTCATTTTATTTGACATTCTACATTCCTTAACTTGAGCCTTTCGGCATAAATGGTTTGCATAACAGAAACGACTTCGTACTTAATTGGAGAGACTCAAAGAAGGAATAAGTGAATAACACCTGAAATGAGAACTGCTTTAGTAAACTACTTCGTATATCGTCTGTTCTTCAAACCGACGCAGTCATTAACTCATAGTTGAACATATGAAGCAATGTTTATTTTAGACATCCAGCCACCTTCAATCCTATCAAAAAAGTAGTTTTCTCCAGGAACGTGTGTATGGTGCACCAGGTTATCAGTATTAAGGAGTTTTTCTGTCCCCTAAAATGACAGGAATTGTCAAAAACTTTGACGGCAAAAGCGGCAAGGGTCTTATCACCCCATCCGATGGTCGTATCGATGTCCAGCTTCATGTTTCAGCGCTCAATCTCCGCGATGCAGAAGAAATTACCACCGGATTACGCGTGGAATTTTACCGGATAAATGGTCTGCGTGGCCCTTCAGCTGCCAATGTTTACCTTTCATGAGCTATATTAAAGCTTTAATTTCAGGCCCCATCGGATCACACATGGAGAGTTTTTATGAATAACTCCGTCTGTCTTGATGACTGGTTGATTGGCTTTAAAATCTTATGCTGTACTTTGGCCGTAATAGCTCTGCTAATAATATAATAAGCAGACTCATTGTGTTTAGGGACATTGTACTGGAAGAAAACATTTTAAACATCAGGCAAATAACCAAGTCACCAGCTAAATAATAAGTTAACAGACATGAGTCCCGGGATGAGATTCAACATTACCATTGCCCCATTTAAAGCACAAAACCCGCTCATCAGCGGGTTTTCTACTTTTTCTTAACGTCGGGTATACAAAGCCCATCGTTGAAAAAATTTTATCCATATTTTTTGAAAAATGCAAACATCATGTCGCCATCTTCAGCAAAAATCATTTATCTCGTCACCTTCCTCAATTGCGCTTCCGCGTATGCTTCTTCCTGCCAGCACTTTGTTACCAGTTTACCAATGACGTCCGCATACCCCTTATACCACTGATAATCGGTCAGGTCTGGTACCAGCTTCTGGACATGACGTCGTGCCAGCGTGGTCGGTAAACGACTAAACCGGTTTCCATTACAACGCCCACAAATCTTATATACCGGTACGCCATGAAACCGGGTTCTTTTTTCATCCAGAACAATCCCTTTACCCTTACACCCTCTGCACGCTGTGCTGGCTTCGCCCTTACCATGGCAATGCTGACATAGTTCCTTCACCCATTCTTCCTTGATTACAGATTCCCCGCGTCTGTAGTGTTTCACCACTTCGCGCAATACATTATAAAATCCCGTACCTGAACAATGCTCACAGCGAGCCTTACTTGCCGCAGACCTGGAGTAATCAGCAAATGCAAAACTCACGAGGTAAGGAATAATCTGTAACCGGATTTCTTCACTCAATTTGTTCAATGTCGGGTTATCCAGTGCCATCGCGTAATTTAGCAGGCCTTCAATCGCAAACTGAGGGTCCTGAACACCAACTTTTGCCAGAAATAAGGCCAACCCAAGTGGTGCTTTCGACTGCACCATCCCCTGCGCTGCCATTACATCCGTAATTGTTAAACAACCGGTGCCTGTCGCTGGAGCGTCATCGCTCAATTTTGGAGATTTTGGGGAGTAATATTTTGGTAAGGCTTCAAGGTTCATGCTCGTTCTCCACTTACGCCAGTACGCCAATTGCCAGCGCGCGATCGATAAAACGAAATATCAGCTCCAGTTGGGAGCCATACTTATCTTCAAATGCCACTGTATCCGTATGCAGCTCGTTGTGATGCTTTCTGCACAAAGGCAACACAAAGAGATCATGTGCTTTTGTTCCCATTCCGCCCTGCCCGTGACCAATCAGATGATGCGAATCGTCGGCTGGCATACCGCAGCAAGCACACGGCTGTGTCTTAACCCAACGTGTGTATTTCTCCTTAACCCAGCGGCGACGTTTAGGCAGCTTCATGAAAGATTCCGGAGACTCTGGATCAACGGTGATGCTTACCACCGTCTTTTCCTGTGGTGATTTTTGTTGCTGGTGGGCGTAAGGCAACGGTGCAAGATTTTTTGTGCGTTGTTTCAATATGCTGGTGGCGGTCTGCTCTCCCGGTACGATGTCGCTTTCGCGGTACACCGAGCAGATTTTTTCCGCTGGTAATCCCAGCGAACGACGCGATACAGCCTCAGGTAGTGCATCCACCACCTGATTGCAGACCGCCCACCAGGATAATTCAGCCAAAGATAATTCCCGCTCCTGCGTACCGCTTATTGCGTGACGGATGACGTCAATCACCCATGCTGTCAGATTTTGTTGAGCAAGCAGCTCCAGTGATTCCGATGTCTGGTCACGCAGTTGGTTGTCGCAGTGCCAGCACAACACCATTGCGCCGGTACCATAACGGTGAATGACTGTTTCAGTGTGATGGTAATCGCCATTAGGCCACTGGCAGGATGTAACATGACGTAATAGCCAGTCGGACAATGCGCCAACGCCGCCAGCAGCACGAATCACCCGTTCGTTACTAAAAAACGGCAGCAATGTTTTGTCTTCCGCCAGCGGCTGGCGAACGGCAGGAACGACTCCGGATGGCAGATTACGCATGCTTTTTGGTTCCGGTTCCACCAGCACTCGAGGATTATGAAATATCTGTATGGATTCACGGCCCGGCTTAAGGACCACCAGCCCAAGCTCAGGCACCAGAACAGGTCTAAGTAATACCCGCACGTTACCTCCAGATCCGTTGCTGGAAAGTGCGGGACGCACGTGGTGGGCGTTCGGAATAAGGCAGCCTGACAGAGATTATCCAGTGCCGATAGTCGAGACTGAGAGCTTTCTTAACCTCGAACCCGCGCCTGCGGTAAGAATGAATCAGCCATTCGGCCTGTTCTGCAGTGCATGGAGGGTGCTGGAACCATTCAGACTTGAATGCGTGAGAATACCGCCCGTGCGTGCAGGCAAGAACGGGCGAATTATCAGAATTGTAATATTTTGCGTTGCGTGCCATCGGTTTTCTCCGGTGGCACGGTGTTACTCAGCGGGAGTTCAGCCCCGCGCAAGATTGTAGATGAGTTTATTCTCCTGAAAAAGCAGAAAAGCCAGCTTTTATTCCGATCTCTTTCAATGCCTGTAATGAAGTGACAAACTCACCTTCGCGCAAGATAAATCCGTCCGTGACCCGAGCATCCACAAAATTAATTAACGCAGCCCCATTCTTTCGCAAACACATAATGCGGTAATGACTAACAAGATTTCCATTTTCAACGCACACAGCATAGAGGCCATCTTCACAAAAAATTTTACGCAGTTCTTCGATGTTCATCATCAGAATCCTTCCGGATAATTAGCTCTCCCCTTTAAGGGACCATCCCTCTTATCCCTGCGCGCTACTTAAGTATTTTTGATTCTATTCCGGCACCGTCCAGAACTTCAAACGCGTTGAAAATAAAAACAAAAACCCGCCGAAGCGGGTTAAGTGCGGGTGCGTTGAGGATGCCTGCCACATCAGAGGTGGCGAGGGATTTCTCCCCCGCCGGGTCTCTTACTCCTCAGGTTCGTAAGCTGTGAAGACAGCGACCTCCGTCTGGCCGGTTCGGATTCGTACCTCGCAGAGGTCTTTCCTCGTTACCAGTGCCGTCACTATGACGGTTAAACAGATGACGATCAGGGCGATTAACATCGCCTTTTGCTGCTTCATAGCCTGCTTCTCCTGTCAACGCAAAGCAGAAGTGTCACCTTCGGTGCGAAACAGAGATGTCATGCTTTGGTTCAGAGAATGCGTTTGACCGCCTCGCTATATACTTCCGAGCGTTCTCTTTTCCCAACAGAAATCACGAAAACGACAACTTTCTCGTCTATAACCTGGTATACAAGGCGATAGCCTGAAGACCGGAGCTTAATCTTGTAACAATCAGGCATACCACGGAGCTTGTTTGCTTCAATCCGGGGTGACTCAAGTACTTCAACCAGCTTCTTTTTCAACTGTTCACGTACCGTCGAGCCCAGCTTTCGCCATTCCTTTAGTGCCCGCTCGTCAAAATCCAGAAAATACGCCATCAGAGTTCATCCAGCGTCACACGTACTGGCTTAGGATTACGAAGCCGTTCTTTCACTATCTCCACAAGTTCAGCATCTTCATCACTCAGGAGTGTCTGTTTGAACGGCAAGCGTTCATTGTCAGCGATATACTCGAGCATGAGACGAAGCGCTTCAGAAGGAGTTACACCCATTTTTTCAAGCGCGGCGTAAGAACGCGCTTTAAGTTCATCGTCAATACGCAGGTTAATGCTACCCATGTCTTACACCTCTTGTAATTACAAATGTCATTACAAGTATCGCACTACAACATGCTTAGGGCAAGTCACGAAGGAAGTCAGAAAGTAGTCGTAAGAACGGTGATCACTGTCCGCTTTGTGCCAGGAGCAGCCATTGCTAAGTCCATCCTGTATTGTGCAGGTCAGCTCGTTTTTAAAGAGTCCGGCCATCATCTTACTGGTACAGACACCATATACTTTGTGACGGTCAGGCTACATATGCACAACTCAACTTATTCATCTATTTTTTGCTTTAGCATGTCAGTGTTGCTTTCTCGTCGGCGGGTGAGCGGTGACCTGACCTGTCGATAAAGGAACGTAACACGTTTTATGCAACACCCGCATGCGGCAGAAAATTATTGCCGAACGTTTACCCCTGTCAACAAGCTTTACTTTCTGAGGCGCGCCAGCCCGCGAGGAAAACAATCTGAACATCAAACAATTAATGACACAAGAAATACGATTAAAGATTTTTTTGTGCATGCCGATAGTGCTTTTTTAAAAGGAGAAATCTATGTCTGTCACAATTCAGGGAAATACCTCAACCGTTATTTCAAACAACTCCGCCCCGGAAGGAACATCAGAAATAGCCAAAATCACAAGACAAATTCAGGTGCTGACTGAAAAGCTTGGGAAAATCTCATCGGAAGAGGGGATGACGACACAGCAGAAAAAAGAAATGGCTGCATTGGTACAGAAGCAAATTGAAAGCCTCTGGGCTCAACTGGAGCAGTTGTTAAGGCAGCAGGCAGAGAAAAAGAATGAAGACGCGACAGTTCAGCCTGATAAAAAAGAAGAGAAAAAAGACGATACAAATACCGCTGGCACCATTGATATTTACGTCTAAGTGACAGCCGTATTGTGGCCCTCATCGGGCCACTTTTCGCCATCAGCCTTTTCTTTAAAGACATATTATCTTTGTATCATTTCTGATAGTTAACATTACAAGATATAAGTAATGGACGCACTCCCAATTAGTCTATTTAAATCGCCACGAGTTTAACTGACAACCCATGATCAATTATGAATTGCAACTATTTCTGTAGTCACTTTTGTGGGGACAGTCCACAAAACTGCCAACTTCCGCTTCTTGCTCTTAGCGGACATTAGCATAGGCTATTTACCATAACGTCTCATTACGCGCACCGCCCAGACTGACTCAGCGCGTTTCTGGCATATCCCCGGTAAAACAAGTAACAAACCACCCGAAAATGAACACCAGAAACGCGACTTAAGAATCTACCCTATGAATGGATATGCACTCAACCGAATCGATCTTGGTTTCAATCTTTTTTATCGGGATCAGGCTTCTTTTTAGGTAACTTCGGGGGCTTAACTTGCTGATGACTTTGCGTTCGGCGCGTAAGCCAGGGATGGTCAGCTTTAGGTTTAACATAGTATTTTGAGCGTAAATCAATACGGGCATTATCCACTCGTTCATGGACACTCTTTTCATCATCCAGTGGTATAGGCTCCGGGCCATCAACATACTTTTCCCAGCCCAGCGCTTTCCCGTCATACAGAACGTTAATTTCACCGTCAAAGTTCTCGCATACAGTAACAACCGAATGCCTAAGTCGATATCCCCGGCTCTCACTGCGTACCTGAAACGCACTGCTTTTGTACTGGAAAGTGAGATTTTTAGACAGAACGCGCTTCGCCTGTAGGCTGAAGATATAACCCAGTTCCTCTTCAGAATGGTGCACATCAAGATGAGCATTATCAGTAGTACGAGGCGACGTAGCGAACCGGTTGTTATAGGCTTCAATAAAGGTCGGCAACCATGCATTTGCTGTTTCAATATCACTGATATTCTGAAGCCGCATTTCTTTGACCAGCCTGTCCTGTAGTGTCTGATTGGCGCGCTCTACCCGCCCTTTTGCCTGCGGGCTGTTGGCATGGATTGGCTCGATGCCCAGTGTCTTTATCGCACGAGTGAACTGGGTCAGCTCACCTTCCCGCTCTGGGTTATTTACCCTGAATATACTGTGTCTATCAGAGTAGAGAGCGAGCGGTACGCCATGATCATTAAGGTAACCCCGGAGGGTTTCCATGTAAGCCCGGGTTGTTTCAGCAGGCACAAAACGCAACGCCATCAACGCACTGGTGGCATCATCAATGAAAACGATCAGTGTACATCTGGGGCCTCGATTTTCAAACCAGTCATGAGGTGAGCCATCAATCTGGATCAGTTCACCGTAAGATGGTCGTCGCATGCGGCGTTGATATATACGGGCAATTTTACGACGGCGTTCACGCCATAACCCCTCTTCTATCATCCACTTTCTGAGAGTTTCAACGGATAAAGATAAACCGTGTATCTCGCGCAATTTTTCGCACGCAAACGTAGGTCCAAAATCAGCGTAACGGCCTTTGAGGAGTGAAATTACTGTTGCTCTGAATTCAGTAGAAAAGGAATTATTAGGACGCTTTCCACGTCGGTGGGAAACCAGACCAGAAGGCCCTTCATTTCTATACCGTTGCACCAGACGTTTAACCTGCCGAATAGAAATGCCAATGCGTGCCGCAGCTTGTTCCTGAGTAATATGTCGATTAATTGACTCCTGAATAATCTGAAGTCGGTGGAGTTCCTTATGACTCATCGTAACAGTCTCTTTGATCATGAAAAATCCCCCAGAGAATTGTCTGGGGACATTTTAGAATGGTTCAAAGGGGACATTACAGCTTGGTGTTAACAATAGCCTGCTTCTCCGTGCCTTTCGGCACGTAAGAGGCTAACCTACATGTGTCTAGCATGAAATTGGCCTCAGATTAATGTTAAGCGTCTTGCAGGACGCGTAATGTTAACTGGGGCTTTTCTCTATCTGCCGTTGGTGTCCATGCCCGAGGCAGATAGCCTCAAGCACCCGCAGTCATTCTACTTAACTAAGATTTCCCCGCAAACCGTTTTTGTCCAGCACAGTAAATATCCAACTAAACCAATGGAGTTCGCTGTATTTACCGCCAGTATTCAATGCACATGACCGCCATGAACACCCCTAAAAAAAGGGCATTTATATATCCAAATATTAATATCAAAACATCAACTTTTTCCATATACCTTGCTGTGAAGATGATGGGCATACATGATGCGAACAACCAGAACGCAACAAACAAAAACTGCAATGCGTTTTTCATTATTCCTCCTACAATCAATGTGCAATTACATTTAAACACACCTCAATTTGGCCGGACATATAAATATCTAAACCAGAAAAAATCACTTACATAGCGTTACAAACTCTTTAGTCTAAAGGTTCATCGTAAAACATTCCCCATACTTATCAGTCCGTTCCGCGCCAGGTAGCTCATTGCCTTATCTGGCAACCTGTAATCAGGTTTCCGCTTTTTCAGTTGGCTGGTCGTTTAACCGACATAGTTAATCCATTAATCTAGTTGCCGGATGTTGGTGGATTTTCGCGTTTTAGTTGTTCATAAAAGTGCACAGCTTTAACCAGTTCTTCTGATGTAACCGGGACTGGTGAGGCAGTGAATAAGGCCTGAATTTGATAGTTCGGCCTGTCGTTACAATCCTCTTTTTTCGGTACATATTTCCAGTCACCAGACCACTACTTCCCCTGAAAGTCCGTAACGCTTTTTTCACGTAGCGATATCGCCATGCCACTGGTTTTGCTTGCCCCGCCGTTTCATGCCCTTCCTGATAATTAATCTCGCTCATTCATCGCCCCACTCATCACAATATGCTTCGACCGGAGTTTTTCCCGCTTCATAGTCATCACGCTAGGATTCGACATCAGCAGCACTTCCACCGCGTAATTCACCATAGTCCATTAATAGTTCATCCCGCTCTTCAAAACTGATGTTATATTTAGCTGAACAAAAATCAGCCACTTTGTTCTTCCTCATCGTCTTTTATTTCGTGGTATGAGTAATTGCAGTAGTTAAAGAAAATTTCTTATGCTCCGTCATGAATTTCATCAGGTGTTGCGTCATCGTCCACTTCGAATACATCCTCAAAATCTCCACCAGCTATTTCCGTTTCAATAATAATTTTGAACTTTCGCATTTCACTACCGCCCTTTCGGGCGGCCTCCTGATGTTCTGAGGGTGCAGAAATCCATCCGGTTAAGGATTAAGTTTTATTTACAGAACTGAATTTAATTATTCAGATATACGTATCTGTAACCTTACGAATCTACTCACTGGATGCCTCTTTCATAAAAATAATCCAGTGGGTTTTATCGTTTTTTCCCTGTTCGTTGACAGATAACAGGCTTTCTATCTGTCAGTGCCAGAATCTGGCTTACCGGTATTTGCGTTTCATTCCATTAAAAAATCAGAACGCCGTGCGGCCTCAACACCCGAAAAGCTTCTTTAAATCTCTGTCGCAAATCATCACGCCAGGCATCTTTATTCAGCCGTCCATATTTCTTTCCCATCCAGGCGTTATCACCAACACGCTCAAGATGCGGAGGGTCTAATACAACCATCGAAAAAGATGCGTCTGCAAATGATAATGCACGAAAATCTGCGATAATGTCAGGGCTGATAATCAAGCGTCTCCCATTGCGTAATGTGTATCCTTCTTTTCTGATATCGCTGAATATCGCCCGTTTGTCAGACTTATCGAACCAGAACATGCGGCTGCCACAGCACATATCAAGAATGGTTGCCGGTGCACTCACTGCGCCACGTCCTGAAAATTACCCTGATAGAAAGCCAGTATGCGCTGCATAACTTCGCTCTTCCGGCACTCGCGACAGATTATGTTTAGGCGACTGTCGTAGCGACGTATTTCTCCGTCAGGTGATGACCAGATAAGGTCCGGATCAACCACAGCAGGTTTCTTCACCTTTGCCCTCGAGAGTTTTTTGCGGGCGTTTTGCCAGTCCTTACGCGCCTGTTCAGAGGGGAATAACCCGTAGCCGGAGTTGTATACATCGCCACTGGCTACCAGCTCTCTGGCAAGAACGCTCATCAGATATCTAGTCGCACCTGTTTTAGCTTCCAGTTGCCGTAACGTCTCACGGCCGCTCTGGCGCACGAGTTCCACCACCTGCCATTTAATTTTTTCCCGCTCTTCTTGTGTAAAAACTTTTGCCACAAGTCCCCCTTAAAATTACCTCATGACCTGAAATCAACACTTATCCTCTGAAACCAGGCGGAATTTCTGTATCCGGTTCAGAAATATGATTAACACAACGCTGTACAGGTGAACGTCCCAGGCGGATGACCAGTTCGTCCCATTTTTCGCGGAGCTTTGACGGGCTCATGATGTTTTTTACCCAGAATGGATCTCGCTGAACCCGACCAAACATTTCGCAAATTTGTCTGTGGCTTCTGCCATCCAGCATCCGCATTGTGCGCACGTCATTGGCCCAGGCAGTCCAGTTAGGCTCTTTTGGTCGCATGATCTCGCCATCATCACTGGCTGCCTGTTCGTAGAGACCCACGATCCGCCCCCAGATCCACTGCGCACACGCCAAATCCTCCCTGCTACCCCACTGGCGTTTTTTCGCACTAAACACAACCGCGTCGGAGTTCCGGGTTAAAGAATCCTGTTCAGTCGTCTGCGGGTCCGGTTGCGAAGCTTCCGGACGAAAAGTGTTTTTATTCTCTGTAGTAATCTCTGTTGTATTCTCTGTAAGATCATCAGGCCATTTTGACCCGATGACATTGGGTCGTTTTGAACCAATGGAGCGTTTCATTTTGACCTCTTCCATCGTGTCATTTTGACCTGATGGAGCGGCGCATTTTGAACCGATGGATTCGCTCAATTTGCCACCATCTAAAAGCTCGCTCCCATAGTTGATCGTGTAGAAATTGGTCATATCGCGCTTTGATTTATTGAGCTTTTCACAACGCAAAAGCCCCAGCGTTTTCAGACTTGCAAACGCGCGCTTTAACGTTGACTCTGACCAGAATGGGAACTGTTCAAGCCATTGTTCCGTTGTGTTATAAATCCAGCGAACACCATCACATTCCATGCCGGAGTTGGTATCTCTCAACCAGTAGTGCAGTTGTTGCAAAACAATGGCTTCGTTTAAGCCAATTTTCATTGCCAGCTGCGTGTTTATAACCAGTGGGCGTTCAGCAAAAAGAAGGCTCATAATTCCATCCAGCTTTTTGTTGGTATTGCTGTCGATACGCAAGCTTGAAAGCAATTGCTTTTTCTATAAGTTCGTCAGTTTCACGATCCACTACGGCAGGATCAGCAAAAAGCAGTCCGGACTCCACCACATCGCCATATTCTTTGTTTAACCCGGCGATCATGCACGTGATGCTTTTTCCGTCAGTAATTTCACGATACAACCTGAAATCACTAATCCGGATAGCCTCCATAATCGCAGGCACTAGCGCCGTGAACTTTTCACGCTTATCCCTGGTGTCGATAGCCTTCCAGCGTTCGAATATCTTCACTCGATTAACACCAAGCGCTCGCTGATCAACCGCGCCACCTTCATCTGTGACACGCTGAACATCGATGTTCGGGCGCTCTTTCAAAGCCCAGAATGCTTCAGTGATTAATATCGTCGCCTGCTCCTGTGTCATTCCTGGTCGACATATCCAGGCATCCAGAGCCTCACGAGCCTGTTCAGGAGTGATTTTCATTGTTCAACCGCCCCGCCCGCTTCGTCTTACGATATTCATCATAAACTTTGGGATCATACTGAAGCTCCCCGCCAGATGCCTCCTGTAGACGCATCGCGCGACCTTCAGGAACCAGTATCCCCCAAGCAGCAACACTTGCCAGCCTCACTCCTGCGGCATTGGCAAGCTTTGTTTTGCTGCCAAAAAAAGTAATTGCGTCAACTTTAAGCATCAAAGCCCCCTCTTGTTAGACTTTTCTAACATTATTGTGCGCGGGATACCTAAGTCAAGAAAAATTAGAATTACCTAACTATGGATACAAGAACCCTGGGCCAGCGAGTTCTGGCGCGACGAAAAGAATTACGCTTAACACAACGAGAAGCCGCGCGCCTCGCTGGAGTTGCTCACGTCACAATTTCACAATGGGAAAGAGACGAAACCCAGCCAGTCGGAAAACGATTGTTTGCTTTAGCGGATGCTCTGAAGTGCTCACCTACATGGCTAATGTTTGGTGACGAAGACAAGGCACCAGTGCCTGCACAAGAACTTCATGTGGAAACAGAGCTAACTCCCAACCACAAAGAATTGATCGAATTATTCGATGCTCTTCCATCTTCCGAGCAGGAAGCCTTGCTGTCTGAAATGCGCGCAAGAGTAGAAAACTTCAACAAACTCTTCGAAGAAATGCTTAAAGCGCGTAAAAATAAATCAATAAAATAACATTCTTTTCAAGTGATTAGTTGCGCCCACCCTTTTTGTTAGATCAATCTAACAAAAAACACTTGCCTCTCATGTTAGGTTATTCTAAATTATTTTCCATCAAGACACCGCACGGTGTTCTCAGCAAACAGTTCCGCTACCCCGGCGTTAAGGGGAAATGAGGTCAGCATGGATACTATCGATCTTGGCAACAGCGAATCTCTGGTATGTGGCGTGTTCCCCAACCAGGACGGTACGTTCACCGCGATGACGTATACCAAAAGCAAAACGTTTAAAACCGAAAATGGTGCCCGTCGCTGGCTGGAAAGAAACCCAGGTGAGTGATATGGATTTCGACACAATCATGGAAAAGGCTTACGAAGAATACTTCGAAGGTCTTGCCGACGGCGAAGAAGCTCTCAGCTTCAACGAATTTAAACAGGCGCTTTCCAGTTCGGCAAAATCTAACGGCTGATAAGCGAAACAGCACCGCGAGGAATCAGTATGCAGAAACGAGAACCCGTCATCATCGCGCCAGACTATACCGATGATGAACTTTATGAGTGGATGCGCCAGAAAATTAATGCAGCGCAGGATTTGAAATGGGCCAATGAAACCAGGGCTAAGCAGGCTGAAAATCTGTCCGCTCTGGAGCAGGATATCACCAATCTGGAAAAAGCAGCGGCATTAAGCATTGCCAGAATGATTACATACCCGCGTTAGTAGCTAATCAACAAAGCTAAGGTTAGTAATTAAGGAGTTCTCCACGGGTGAGGTGGAGTGCGTGCGCCGGACACGGGTGAGCATCCGGCACTGACAGTTTACTGAAAGGATATTTCCCTGAAAAGTCAGACCATAACGCGAAAGCGCACGGCGAGGTAGCTGGTTCATAGATAGCCTGTCGTTAAATTTTCGTCGACCGTGCGCTTCCGGTTGTGGCAACCCGCGAAATGGCGCGGCGGTAAGTATGGCGGGGTTATTCCTTCCCCGTTGAGGACACCGGGTTGTCAGGTTGACCATACGCTTAAGTGACAACCCCGCTGCAACGCCCTCTGTTATCAATTTTCTGGTGACGTTTGGCGGTATCAGTTTTACTCCGTGACTGCTCTGCCGCCCTTTTTAAAGTGAATTTTGTGATGTGGTGAATGCGGCTGAGCGCACGCGGAACAGTTAAAACCAAAAACAGTGTTATGGGTGGATTCTCTGTATCCGGCGTTAATTGTTAACTGGTTAACGTCACCTGGAGGCACCAGGCACTGCATCACAAAATTCATTGTTGAGGACGCGATAATGAAAACGTTATTACCAAACGTTAATACGTCTGAAGGTTGTTTTGAAATTGGTGTCACTATCAGTAACCCAGTATTTACTGAAGATGCCATTAACAAGAGAAAACAAGAACGGGAGCTATTAAATAAAATATGCATTGTTTCAATGCTGGCTCGTTTACGTCTGATGCCAAAAGGATGTGCACAATGAATTCAGCATTTGTGCTTGTTCTGACAGTTTTTCTTGTTTCCGGAGAGCCAGTTGATATTGCAGTCAGTGTGCACAGGACAATGCAGGAGTGTATGACTGCAGCAACCGAACAGAAAATTCCCGGTAACTGTTACCCGGTCGATAAAGTTATTCACCAGGATAATATCGAAATCCCGGCAGGTCTTTAAAACAGTTCCGTAATAAATATCCGGTTTCATTCTTATATGCCAGCAATGGCAGGGATTTGTTCATCCTTAAATCTGTCATGAGGTTAAAACAAAATGAGTAAAGTCTTTATTTGCGCCGCTATTCCTGACGAACTGGCAACAAGGGAAGAAGGCGCTGTGGCTGTAGCCACAGCCATTGAAGCTGGCGACGAACGCCGTGCTCGAGCAAAATTTCACTGGCAGTTCCTGGAACATTATCCGGCTGCTCAGGACTGCGCTTATAAATTTATTGTCTGCGAGGATAAACCTGGCATACCCCGCCCTGCCCTCGATTCATGGGATGCTGAATATGCAGGAAAACCGCTGGGATGAGGAGTCTGCTTCTTTTGTCCCGGTTGAGACTGAATCCGATCCGATGAACGTCACTTTTGACAAGCTGGCCCCTGAAGTACAGAACGCTGTCATGGTTAAGTTCGACACATGTGAAAACATCACCGTTGATATGGTTATTAGCGCACAGGAATTGTTGCAGGAAGACATGGCAACATTCGACGGACATATCGTTGAAGCGTTGATGAAAATGCCAGAAGTTAACGCCATGTATCCGGAGCTTAAGTTGCACGCCATTGGGTGGGTTAAGCATAAATGTATTCCTGGTGCTAAATGGCCCGAAATTCAGGCAGAGATGCGCATCTGGAAAAAACGTCGCGAAGGTGAACGCAAGGAAACCGGAAAATACACGTCTGTTGTTGATCTCGCCCGCGCCAGAACCAATCAACAGTACACTGAAAATTCAACAGGAAAAATCAGCCCGGTCATTGCTGCCATTCATCGCGAATACAAGCAGACATGGAAAACACTGGATGACGAACTGGCCTACGCTCTCTGGCCTGGTGATGTGGATGCCGGAAACATTGACGGCAGCATCCATCGCTGGGCAAAAAA